GGCGCTCCTTATTAGGGCGCGCCTTATCTGGAAAAATCCGACCAGTGTGGTCGAATTAGTCCGGTTCTCTGATTCTCATTGAATCGTTCTATTTGTCACATCCGAGATTGAGTTTATTTCAAGCTTGATCGCCGTCCTTCGGGACAACGGTACATACATTGAAATAGGGTGTCATAGCCCTGTTTTAGTAGGTGTAATAGTGGGTGTAAACTTTGGGGATCTCTTCTTAGGAGGAGACCTGGAGTCCCTGCATAATGCTTTACTTCCTAGGCCTTAATTGGCTGCCTATGTAGGCTACCTGCGGCCCTCCCAAGGGAGGAAACCGAAGCCAAGGTTTTTAACATTATTTGGTCCGTAAGTCGAAACCCGTTGGGGCTCTTCGAGTCTGCGAGAAGTTATGTAATTGCTTAGGACAGGTCTGTAAAGCAGATCTACCAAGAGGAAAGTATCCAGGATAGGTATCGCGAAAGTGAACCTTACCGGTGATTAGTGACTTTTGATCGAGATGAATATTATGAAACAAATGAACTTTAAAAAGCTACTTTGTCGCCATGATATTCAGGTGATGTTAAAATCTTTGAGTGGTATGCTCAGTGTAAAATCTGGGCGCGGATGGTTGACTTGGCTCTTGCGAGCCGGGACTGTCGTCCGTGGAAGTAATACGTCAGCAGTGGCTAGACTAGCTATTGTATATTTGCGGGTCCTATACGCTCTCTACAGAAATCAGGGGTATCGGGGCGTTGTCATTGCGACAAAGTCCTGATATGTTCTGACTATGCAGGCGGCGGGCGGGATGCGAATACCAGCAGCCCAGCAATTAGGCTGTGCTGTTGGACGTAGCTCTGATGGTCTACCTCGGGTTATACCCGCGGTGTCCCGTCAGAGGATAAGACAAGGTGATCGTGCTCATCTAAGGTTGTGAGTGACCTGGTTCTCTATTTATAGAGTACTAGTGATCCCTGGCAACCTAAAGTTGAACACCATCACAGATCCAGGTCTACTATGGTCAGATGCTCTGTGAAAAGAGTGTCTTGCCATGGTGGCCCTGTTCTGTAAATCCTTGGGTTATGCAGCGGTGGGCTCGGCGAAATCCAAGCTCCCTGCACTACGGTATACATCTCTAGTCAAGTCTACTCCTAGTATTTGATGAAAAGCTAAGAAGGTCAGTGCAAGTCCCGAAGGGATTGTTACTGGTGCGCTTGCTTTACTCAGTAGTGAGGTGATGCACTCATTTCGGTATCTGGCAGATTTTATTGATCCGATTCCTCCTAAATCTAGTGAAATAGGTTCAGGTAATCGGCCCAAGACGATCTGTGAGCTTATCGATATGATTGGACCGGTCGCTTCTCAGTTTGAACCTAACTTCTCCATAGGTAAGTTGGGTTTCAAATTGGAGGCGGCGGGGAAGGTTAGGGTGTTTGCTATGGTGGAGTGTTGGACCCAATGATTATTGGGCCCTTTACATTCCTTCATATTCAAACTATTGGATGGTCTTCCGTCTGACGGAACGACTGATCAGTTTGCCCCGGTTCAGAGATTACTCGATGACGGACATGTCCGTTTTTGATGTTATGATCTGTCCGCGGCGACTGATCGCCTACCAGTGACTCTCCAGGCTACTATCCTGAACTATCTCTTTGGAGCTAGTTTTGGGTTTGCTTGGGCGAATTTACTGGTTGGCCGGGATTATCGCCTGCCTTCTATCCCATCTGGGGTAGTTGCAGGGAAAGTTCCGGTGTCGGTCCGCTATGCGGTTGGCCAGCCCATGGGGGCATTGTCCAGTTGGGCAATGCTCGCCCTAACGCACCACTTTATTGTTGGGTGGGCGGCATACCGGCGAGGATTCCCTTTTGGATCCTTCACCGATTATGCGGTACTGGGTGATGATATTGTGATTGCAAATGGAAAGGTTGCAGCGGAATATCTTCGCCTAATGGAAGTGATTGGAGTGTCGATCGGAGTACACAAATCTCTAGTCTCCCGTAAAGGAGTTCTTGAGTTTGCGAAAAGATTTATAGTCCAAGGGGTAGATTGTTCACCAGTTCCTTTTAAGGAGATGGTGGCCGCTCTATCCGCTTTCGAGCAGAGTACTGAGTTCGTACGTAAGTATGCACTTGGTTCTGCTTCGATAGCTGCTTTCGTTGGGTGAGGGTATCGAGTTCGCGGACGTCTGTCTGCTGATTTCGATAGATTACCCAGACGGCTAGCTACTATCGGAAAGTGACGTAGCTCTCCGTGGGGTACTCTGGGGCATAATGTGACTTCCTGATTAAACATCAGGTCGTTTGTTATTCGCCCAGAGTGGTTGGTTCAGGTTACAGAAATGTGACCTTCACTACCTAAATCTGAGTCTGCGCGTTTTATCGAGTGGGCATCGAGAGATGAACACCGGTTAGACAAGCGGATGGTGGATTTACCAACCCGGGGAGTATACTCCGGTAGTAGGGTGATGACGGAGTGGATCGAGGGAGGAAGTGAAACGAGTGGATTGTGAGGGGCTGCTACCTATTTATCTAAAACGTTATTAGTAGATAGGGGTGAACTTTACAATGCTCTTTATCACATTCAAGTGAGAGCTTGAGAGGTATCTAATCCTTACGCGAAGGAGGACTTTAATAAGGCGAAATCGATTCTGTTCTCTATGAGAACAGCTCGGATTCCTTTAGATGAGTCTAAATTTGTGTCATGGGTTGATGCTTTCCGTCTTCAAGGGAGACTCCGTACTCACTCCATAATGGGTGAGGCAAGAGAACTGAGAGCAAAGCCTTCAGTTCTTTTGATATCTCGTCTTTGAGACTGAGTAAGAAAATAGTAGGGGATGGGTTTGGTGCTGTACATGATCTCTAATAGAGAAGATGGACCGGTGGGAACCCAGCTGCGTATACTTCCAGTTCGAAAGAACTACAAATATTTAAACACATCTGAG